AAGAAATTGAAGAACTTGCTAAAGACCCAGATTTTATAAAGTTTGTCCAGTGGAAGGACAAGTATGTTGTAGCAGAATTTTCCATCGGCCCTGATGGAATAATATTGGATGAAGAAGATGATGATGATGACTGAAATGGAACGTGACATTTATACTCGTGCAGCTAAGCATTATATAAGAAAACATGATATTCTTGTTGAATATGAATATGGGCGCCCACCCATAACCATAAAGGAATTTTGGGATGATTATTTCGCTGGCAAGGAACTCTTAGAATGAATATCGAAGTTTCCTATATACTAAGGAGCATGTAACATGACAGAAGTAATGACGAAAGAAGATTTACTAAAAAGAGAGATTGTTGAGCTGCAAAAGTCTGTACACGTTATGTTGATGAGACATAAAGAACTTGCAGATACAGTTTTTAATCTGAAATGCATGGTTAAAGATTTGGGTGGCGATCCTAACCAATTGGAGTTAAAAGTTTAATGCCAACATATACATTCACCGATAATAATACAGGGAAAACATTTGATGAGTTCATGGGAATGAGCGAAAAAGATGAATATCTAAAAAAGAATCCCCATATTAGTCAAGTTCCAGTGTTGTTTTCATATGTTGGTGACCATATTATGGGTGTTGGTCCTAAAGTAGACGGCGGGTTTACTGAGCGTATGGAACAGATTGCAAATTCACACCCTGGCTCACCTCTCGCAGACAGATATGCACGAACACCAACTAAAACAATCAAGACAAGAAACGTATTGAAAAAACATAAGGTGATATAAATATTGGTACGGGCGAGAAATCAAACTTCAGCACCTACGCACAGCGTAGATACAAGCTTGGAAGTCCCTCCGCCCATGTACCATAGAGAGGGGAGGGCGCACTTCCCTCTCACTATTATGTAATTGGGATGTAATATGGCAAGTAAGAAGAATAAAGAAATTAACCACAGTAACATTGTTGCTGTAAAACCGATTACTGACAATCAGAAATTAGTTTTTGACTCTTGGAAAAAGGGAAAGAACCAATTTTTATTTGGTGCGTCAGGTACAGGTAAAACTTTCATTTCATTATATTTAGCACTAAAAGATATATTAGACTTAAAGAAAAACTATGACAAGGTAATTCTTGTTCGTTCTCTTATACCTACAAGAGAAATTGGATTTCTTCCCGGCGATGAAGAAGACAAGGCTGCATTATATCAAGTGCCGTATCAGAACATGGTTCAATTCATGTTTGAGATGCCCAGTGAACAATCATTCAATAATCTATATGACCGACTCAAGTCACAGGGCACCTTGTTCTTTTTATCAACTTCTTTTCTAAGGGGGTTGACATTTGACAACAGTATCATTATAGTAGATGAGTGTCAGAATTTAAATTTCCATGAGCTGGATACAATCATCACAAGGATTGGACAAGATTCAAAAATAATCTTTTGCGGTGATTTTGACCAGACTGATTTGGTTCATCATAATGAAAGAAACGGACTACATGATTTCTTGAAAATATTGGAAGAAATGGAAGAGTTTAATTGTTTGGAGTTTACTCTGGGCGACATTGTACGTTCAGGGTTTGTACGTAATTATCTAATCAACAAAATAAAATTAGGGATTGGTATAGAATAACAATGGACATAAAGCAAATAGACATAAACGGATACGAAAAGGTTATTCACGCTACAGAAAAATCTACAGGTCTGGATTGTTATATTGCAATACACTCTACAGCCCTCGGCCCTGCTTTGGGTGGTGCTAGATTTTGGAAGTATGAAAAAAGTCATGATGCAATAGAAGATGTATTAAAACTTTCAAAGGGAATGACATATAAAAATAGTCTTGCGGGACTAAATGTTGGCGGTGGTAAGGCTGTAGTTAATTTACGAAACGCTGAAAAAACACCAGAACTACTCACAGAATTTGGAAAAGTAATAGACTCTTTGGGGGGTAAATATATCTCCGCTGAAGACGTAGGCAGCAGTCCAGAGGATATGCAGATCATCAATAAGGTGACTGAACATGTTATCTTTACAGGGACAGACCCAAGTCCTGCAACCTCATTAGGTGTTATTCGAGGGATGGAAGCCTCAGTTAATTTCCTCAGAAATGAAATGGCGCCCGGACAAAGTTTAAAAGACATACACATTGCAATACAAGGAATAGGTCATGTTGGTTATAATCTTGCAGAGATGTTACATCAGAAAGAAGCAAAACTAACCATCACTGATTTAGATATGGACAAGTGTAAAGAACTTGCAGCAAAGACAGAGGCAACCGTTGTTGGACTAGATGAAATATATGAAGTGTCTTGTGATATTTTTGCTCCTTGTGCTTTGGGTGGTTCCATCAATAAAGATACTGTAGAAAAACTGAATTGCAAAATCCTATGCGGTGGTGCCAACAATCAATTGATTAACTCTATGATGGGTTATGCACTCAAGGATAAGGGTATCATCAATGCTCCTGACTTTCTCGTCAATGCGGGTGGAGTACTTGATACCAATAAAGATTTCGGTTTTGTAGCAACAGATTTTCATGTAGCAAATATCATCGATGGAATTTATGATAGAACTATGCAATGCTTGACTGAAGCTAAAGAGAAAAATCTACCAACTAACATTGTGGCTGAAATGATGGCTGATAAAAGATTGAAAGAAATACAAATAAAATCAGCCAGAGAATCTTGGCCAGGACCGGGAGTGTAATATGGATTTACCAAAACTTAGGAAAGAATTAGAAACTGATGAAGGGTGCAGATATGAAGTATATCTTGACCATCTCGGCAACCCTACGTTTGGTATAGGCCATCTTATAGTTCCCAGTGATCCAGAATATGGTAAAGATATTTGGACTCAAGTTACATCAACACGGGTTCATGAATCCTTTGCTAATGATATTGTAAGTGTTTTAGCTGATTGTCAAAAACTCTATGAAGATTTTTATGACTTACCGGAAGAGGCACAAAGAATTATTGCCAATATGATGTTCAATATGGGATATACAAGATTGAGTAAATTTGTGGGCATGAAACGTGGAGTTGATTCACAGGATTGGAATGCAGCCGCTGCTGAGATGATAGACAGCCGTTGGTATCGTCAAGTCACAAATAGAGCGGTGAGATTGGTTGAGAGGATGAAAAGTTTATCTGATGTTTAAGCATCGTTCACTGAATTTACCAGATTTACAAACTAAGAATATTGATGGAAGGAGATTTTATGAAACTCCTGAGAAAAATTATTATCCATCAATCACAACAGTTTTGTCTATTCGAAGTAAACAAGGACTATCTGAATGGCGCAAACGGGTAGGTAATGATGTTGCTAATCACATTTCCAGAACCGCAGCGGCACGAGGAACCAAAGTTCATCAAATGTGTGAGGATTATCTTAACAACCAATCCTTCAATTTCCCCAATAAATGGAAAGAACATCAGAAATCCTTTTTACCATGGTGCTTATTCAACCAATTACGAGAGAAGGCTCTAGATAATATCGACAACATATATGCTCTAGAGTGCGGTTTGTATAGTAATAAATATCAGGTAGCAGGTAGAGTTGATTGTATTGCTGAATATAACGGTATTCCTTCTATTATCGACTTTAAAACCTCTACAAAGGAGCGGACAGATAATTGGAATGAGAATTACTATATTCAAGGTTCTGCATATGCAGAAATGTTCTCTGAAAGAACAGACATAAATATTTCACAGATAGTAATTTTAGTAGTAACAGAAGACGGCACAGTTCAGGAATTTATAAAAGACAAGGGTGATTTTTTACAAGGATTAACGGATGTGATGAAAGAATGGAAGGAACAAAACGGAACATAGGGGTTAGAAAAATGAAGTACTTTATCGCTGCGGTAATTTTATTATTTTCAACTACGGTATTTGCACAAAATGCTACAACTCCACAATCAATAGAAAATCGGCCGAAAGGCCAAATATTTCAATTAGCAAAACCAGTTGTATGCAATGATTCTCCGGTAGTAAGAAATTGGTTAACTAACATAATGAAATTTATACCAATTGCAATGGGAAAATCAAAAAATCAGATGGGCGAAATTGATGCTGTAATGTCAACGTATGTAAATCCAAGGGACGGTAGTTTTGTTGTTATAGAAGCGTTTCCAAATCGAACCAGCTGCATACTTTTTCAGGGTGTAGAATTAATGATTGACTTACCAACAGAAGAAGATGAAACCGCTATGTTACCAGATATGGCTCCAAAAATACCAGAAGGTGAAAAAGAAGAAGGATTGAAAAAATAATGAAAAAAGGATTATTTTGGTGGCTTATTGTTTGTGCTGTATTGTTAGCAGTTTTGTTATGTTATAATGCTGGATTTCTGGTCCCAATATATGTTAATGATGCTACTGCAATTACGTTCTTGATAACTACACTTTTTGTTGGTTCAACATTGTCTATTGGATACAAGAATTTTAACAAGCATTTGCAAAGCTATAAGATAGAATGGTTTGTGTCAGATGCTTGTATGACACTTGGAATGCTCGGCACGATCATTGGATTTATGATTATGTTGTTTGGAACATTTACTAATATAACGATTACAGATACAGAGAGTATCAAGATAATTCTTAATGCAATGAGTTCTGGATTATACACGGCTCTAAGTACAACCTTGGTTGGCCTTGTGTCTTCGCTCATTTTAAAAACTCAGCTGATTTTATTTGACAATGAAGA